CAAACGAAAGCGAGGCAGTCGTGGAGAATACTCCAGACACCGCATCTGTTGAGCCTAAGGTCGAAGCCCCTGCGGTAGAGGCTGCTCGCCCAACAGTTGCAGCACCAATTTACGCAAAGCCACGTATCAACGTGACCGCTGAAGCGTTCCTAGAAAACACCATCCGCGCATCTGTATTGCAGGATGAGGATGCACGTCAATGGATTAAAGCAGCATCCGATACCGACACCACAAATGATGTTCCAGGTCTTGTACCAACACGTCAGCTAACTGAGGTCATCAATCCAAAGACCACAGGCACACGCGCTTCAATCGAAGCAATCTCATCCGGTGTATTGCCAGATGCAGGCATGAAGTTCCAGATTCCACGCGTTAAGACCGCCCCAACAGTTGCAGAAGTAGCTGAAGGCGGCGCGTTCTCCGATACTCAGGTCGAAATTGAGTACGTAGATGTGGATGTTAAGAAGTATGCTGGTATGCAGCAGTTCTCAGTTGAGGTTCTAGATCGTACCTCTCCTGCTTTCTTTGCAGAGCTTGTAGCACTCATGGGAGATGCTTACGCAAAGGCAACCAACACCGCTGTAAAGACAGCACTCGCAACAGGTGCAACACTTGACTCCACAGTAGTTACCTTGCCTTGGGATGGTGCAGAGTTCGCTGCATTTATCGCACGTGCAGGTGAAAGCATTTACTCAAATACCTTCAAGTTCGCTACCGGCGTAGTAGTTTCACCAGCTCAATGGTCAGCAATCACAGGTCTTGTGGATTCACAGAACCGCCCAATTTTCAACGCAGCTGCACCACAAAACGCAGCCGGATCTCTAGCAGTAGATTCAATCCGCGGAACAGTCCTCGGCTTGCCTCTATATGTTGATTACACAATGTCAGGAACCGCAGATGATTCAATCATCGTTCTAAACCGCGATTCCTACACTTGGTATGAAAGCCCACGTTTACAGCTACGCGCTGAGAAGGTTGGCACAGGCAAAATCGAAGTTGGCTACTACGGCTATGGCGCAATCGCTACTAAGGTAGCAGCTGGCGCATTTGGTCTAAACCAGAGCGTATAGTAGTTAGTAAAGTTACCCCGGCGCACAGCCCTTGCGCCGGGGCTAACATTAGGAAAGGATAGATATGGCAGCGACATACGTAACAGAAGCAGAGCTACGCTCAGCACTTGGTATCGGCGCGCTTTACTCATCCGCTGTCGTTGAGGAAGTTTGTCAAGCGGCAGAAAATATTGTTAAGGGCAAGCTATGGTTTAACACTCAGGCCGTTTATGCTTTAGAAGCAACAGGAACAACCGGCCGCATTTATATTTATGAAAACGCCGACCAATTTGTAGTCGGCGATACTATTACAGTCGAAAACGTGCGCCAGCATTTTAATGGCTCGCAAACAATTACAAAAACCAATGGCATCTGGGTTGAGTTTGTCAATGCACAAATAACCACTCGCGAGTATCACACTATCGCGCCGTGGGGTCGAGTTTATGGCACACAGGCGATTGATTACGCCACCTTACCTGAAGTTAATCAGGCAACACTTATGATTGCAGTAGATATTTGGCAAGCTCGTCAGGCTTCAAACGCTGGCGGCATTTCACCTGACTTTCAACCTTCGCCTTACCGGATGGGTAATACCCTTATGGCACGTGTGCGTGGGTTGCTTGCGGATCACCTAGCCCCGGGCGGTCAAGTCGGGTAATGTCAGCAATCTCTACCCTACGTGGAACCATCGCGACTGCGCTAGCTGATAATGCGGCGTGGCAGGTGTTTTCCTTCCCACCTGCCACTCCCCTTGCTAACTCTATCGTGGTGCAACCCGGCGATCCATACATTGAGCCGTCTAATGACCATTACAAAACAGTTAAGCCAAAAGTAAACTTTAAGTTGGTAGTATTAGCACCTATGTTTGATAATCAGGGTAATTTGATAAACATTGAGGATTACTACCTAAACATAGTGAATAAGCTGGAGGCATCCAGCATCGCGTATTCAATAGGCACATTTAGTGCGCCAGCAGTCTTGACTGGAGTAGCGGGAGATCTGCTATCCGGTGAAGTATCCATCAGCGTTCTATCCGATTGGAGTTAATAATGGCTGATAATGACAAAGAGCGTGAGGCGTTTCTGATCAAAATCGGTCAGGCTAAGCCAATCGTTGAGAAACCAAAACCAACCGCTAAGAAAGACGAGGAATAATCCACATGGCTATTACTCTGAATAACAAGGTCGGGCTAAAGATTGCATCAGTCGATCTTAGCGACCACGTAACCAGCGTAACCCTAAATCAGGCTTTTGATGAGCTTGAAGTAACCGCTATGGGCGATACCGCCCACAAGTTTGTGAAGGGTCTAGAGTCAGCTTCTCTGACTGTATCTTTCCTAAACGACCAAGCAGCTGCCTCTGTGCTTGACACATTGTCAGATGCTTTCGGTACAACTGTTGCAGTTAAAATGCTTCAGGACAAAGTAGCAGCAGTATCAGCAACCAACAAGCTATTTACCTTTGATATTCTTGTAAACAACCTAACACCTATCAATGGTGCAGTAGGCGATATGGCTACAATGGACATCACCTTTACAGTAAACTCAGCAGTAACAGTCGCAGACAGCGGCACGTTCTAATTAAATAAAGGGGCAACATGGCTAAGCTAATAATCACAAGGGCAGATGGCACTAAATCGTCACACGCGATTACGCCAGGTGTGGAGTATGCGTTTGAGCAACAGTTTCGCAAAGGCTTTCACAAAGCCTTCCGCGAGGATGAAAAGCAGGAACACATTTATTGGCTAGCCTGGGAGTGTTTGCGCCGGGCAGATGCGCCAGATGTTAAACCATTTGGCGCAGCTTTCCTAGACACGCTAGCAAGCGTGGATGTGGTGGCAGACGATAACCCAAATGGCTAACGCGCGATTCCTTCACTTATAGGATCGCTCAGCTGAGCATCCATACAGGAATTGCGCCTAGCGAGTTTATTAACATGGATATAGATTTGCTTAAAGCCTTTTACGAGGTGCTAAAGCAACAAGCGAAAGAGCGGGATAATGCCAGTCGTGGTAGAAGGCGTACCAGAGCTTAAGAAGGCTCTGAGAAAGTATGCGCCGGATCTCTACAAAGAGATGAACACGGAAATTAGAGTGGCATTAAAAGAAGTAACTGAAGCGGCTAAACAAAAAGTACCAATGCAATCTCCCGGTGGTTTATATAACTGGCAAGATACAGGCGTGGTGCCTAAAAGCCGCACAAGCCGTGCGACAGGCTTTCCTAAATATAATGCACGTGTAATTAGACGTGGTTTAACTTATTCTCTAGGCCGCACCAAGCGCAATCGCGCTGGATATGCTGGCCTCTACTCATTGTTTAACAAATCTGCTGCTGGTGCTATTGCTGAAACCGCAGGGCGAGCCTCAGGCATCTCAGGCAGTTCACGCAGTCAATCTAATAACCCTAATGCTGGATCACGTTTTATCGGTGGCATGAACGGCATCGGCCCAATGAAATCATTAGACGGCAGACAAAAAAGCACAGGTCGTATTCTTTTTGCTGCGTATGCTGAAAATGAAGGCAAGGCTTTGGATGCAGTTTTCAAAGCCATTGACAAAGCATCTAGAGTGTTCAAGGAACGCTCAACAGTTAGGAAGGCTGCGTAATGTCTAATATCCGCATTGATATAGCCTCTGAGTTTAAGGATAGAGGCTTTAAGCAAGCTGAGAAGGCATCGGCAGATTTAACTCATAAGTTTAAGGAATTAGGCCGCACTCTAGGTTTGGCTTTATCTACGCGACAGGTTTATCAGTTTGGCAAGGCATCCCTTCAAGCATTTAGCGAGGATGAGCAAGCCGCTAATCGTTTATCCCAAAGCCTTAACAATCTAGGCCTAGCCTTTGAGGATGCACGTGTAAGCAAGTTTATTGCAGACATGGAAGCTGCAAGCGGTGTGCTAGATGATAGCCTCAGGCCAGCCATGCAGTCATTGTTAATGACTACCGGATCAGTAACCAAATCACAAGAGCTTTTAGCCTTAGCCCTAGAAATGTCACGCGCTTCAGGCGTAGACGTGGCCGGCGTTGCACAGGATTTATCTAAGGCCTACGTAGGGCAAGCACGTAGCCTTTCAAAATATAACACCGGACTATCTCAGGTCGAGTTACGTACCAAGAGCTTTGCTGAGCTTCAGACATATTTAAATAAACAATTTGCCGGACAAAACGCGGCATATCTAGAAACCTACGCAGGTAAAGTAGGCGTACTAAATGTCGCTTATGCCAATATGCAGGAAACCATTGGAGAAGGCCTAGTAGATGCTTTCCAACTGTTATCAGGTGAGCAAGGCATAGGCGGTGGCGTTACGGCTATGGATGCCTTCGGTGACAGCGTAGCCAATGTCATTAGAGGCGTAGCAGAACTAACCAGGACATTTTTTACCTTTGAAAACTTTGGCAGCACTCTCAAAGACTTTGCTGCCGCCATGTTGCAGTTTGGTGGTAATCCATTACTAGCAGCACAGGAATTAGGCCGCAAGAATAAGCCGCTGTTTTTTCCCGGTGCTGGAATAGGCGCAGCCAAAGAGGAAGCCGCACGTAAAAAGGCTGAAGCAGATGCCGCTAAACGTGCTAAGGAATTGCTAGCCCTAACCAAAAAACAGGTAAAGGCACAAGAGCAGTTAAACAAAAAGAAAAAAGAGGATGGCATCCTCGGTGAGATTGCCAAGCGTTTTGAAATGGAACGTATTCAAATTGCTGCCGCTTTGGGTGGTCAAATTAATGAGGTTGAAAAACTACGCCTTCAGTTAATGCAAGCGATATTAGATGAGGATGTTAAGCGCGCAATCATCCTAGAAGGTCAGTTAATTAAAGCTGAGGCAGCTGCTACGGAATTGGCTAATTTGCTGGATAGCCTTGATGAAATGGTGGGAGATCCATTTGCTGATTGGCCTGGCACTATTAAGCGCATCCAAGATTTACTCAAGCAGCTAAACATAAAAATCCCTATTGAAACATTGTTTGCTGAAAAAGGCTTAAAGCTGGATCAAGAGAAAATGACTGTGACCAAGCTTGAGAGCATGAACGTTAATGCTAATAACGTTTACATCAATGGTCAGCAAACAACTAACCCTAGCCAAGCTGCTGCCATTTCAGGTGGCTCGCTCAGCGATGAGATTATTGCAGCGTTTAAGGCTGGAGATCCAATAGCGATTGCAGCTGTTGAAAATAACGCTTTGGCTAACGCCGCACTTGCCGATGCTGAGTTAATGCTAGCCGATGCGCTGTTGGCAGAGTCTGTTGCTACTGCGCCTATTCAGGTTAGCGTTGTTGTTGAAGGCAACGTCACCACGCAGCAGGATCTTGTTGAAACCATAACTGACCAGCTTTACCAATACCAAAAGTCAGGCAAGGGTCTGCTGTATAGCTCGGTGGCTATCTAATGCCAGCAGCACCGGTTATTGGCGCAATCGTTGATTTCACCAACGGAGTGCCCTTTATCACCAATAACTTTATCCTTGATGATTCTATTTATGGTGCCTTAGATTTTGCTCAACTAAGCGACCAAGCCGCCAACATTGTAGACATTACGCAAGAGCTTGTGCAGGTATCGATTAGGCGTGGGCGTAACCGCATCCTCAATAAGTTTGAGGCCGGCACAGCTAACGTCACAATCTATGACGTGAACGGCGATTGGAACCCTAACAACCCTGCTGGTGCTTATTATGGTGACTTAAAGCCATTACGTAAGATTCAGGTGTACGCAGACTATAACGGCACACGTTATTACATGTTCTCAGGTTTTATTACCGATTATGACACTAGCTTCAACATAGGCACAGATCAGGTATCTAGGGTCACGCTTAAGTGCGTAGATGCCTTTAGGTTGCTACAAGGCGCACAGATAACAACAGTCACAGGCGCACCTGCTGGACAGCTCTCAGGCGCACGTGTAGATGCCCTGTTAAACGCCGTAGATTGGCCTTCACAGCTTCGAGACATAGATACTGGGCAAAGTACCCTACAAGCCGACCCTGGAACCGCAAGAGTGGCCTTAGAAGCCCTTAGAACAGTAGAGGATAGCGAGTTCGGCGGCCTATTCCTAGATGCTGAAGGCCGGGTAACTTTCATTGATCGTGACCAACTGACCACAAGCCTAGCCACGCCTCTATACAACTACGCAGATGACGGCACAGGCATCGCCTATCAAAACGCAGTCACGGCCTTTGATGACACTCTTATCGTCAATGACGTGACAGTTACACGTGAAGGCGGCACACCTCAGAACCAGTTTGACCAAAACAGCATAGACACATATTTCATACACTCAGGCGTGCGTAATGGCATTCTTGTGCAGACTGACACGGAAGCCCTAGACCAGGCCTCTATGCTTCTATCTACACGTAAAGACACAGAAACCCGCATAGACAGCATCCAGCTCAACCTAGAGGATGGGAACGATATTAGCCGCTGTACCGCTGGCCTAGCTATGGAATTGCTCGATTGCGTGACTGTGCTTAAGTCTATGCCGGGTTCAACCAGCATCCAACAGACCTTGCTAGTGCAGGGGCTATCTCATGACTTTACAAACAAGAAAATGACCACGACTGTATACACAGGCGAAAGCCTTATCACAGGATTCGTGTTAGATTCGGCTACGCTTGGTATACTAGATACCAGCGTACTAGGCTACTAAGGAGTAACATGCCAACAGGTTATCCATTTACATCCGGTGATATTCTCACCGCAGCTGAGATGAACAGCCTTGTGGCTTTCACCATTAATGCTCAGTCAGGTGCGACTTACACCCTAGCCTCAACGGATCAATATCAGGTGCTAGTGCAGACCACTAACGCATCTACTAAGACTGTAAGCATCCCAACCGATGCAACATATAATTTTCCTGTTGGTACTTGCATATCTTTCCTAAACACAGGTGCAGGATTACTAACCATTAACGCTGTTACCTCTGGAACTACAACAGTAACCAGCGCAGGTGCGGTATCAGCTGCACCGACAGTAGCTCAATACAAATCAGCAGCAGCGATTAAGACTGCGGCTAATGCTTGGACTGTGGTGGGCGCGGTTGCTTAATAACGTAGTAAGTATCTTTAGCGGCGTAGGCGCAGCGACAGACTTTGAGTCAATCGCTACTGTGACTGTCGGCGCAGGTGGCGCGGCCAATGTTGAGTTTACTAGCATCCCTAGCACCTATACTCATTTGCAAATTAGATACTACACAGTTTCAGGCTCATCAAGTGATTTCCAAATCCGAGTAGGTAATGGCTCACTAGATACTGCTGGCAATTACACGTTACACGTTTTAGGTGGCAATGGTTCATCCGCTTATGCAAATGGTTATGCCAATGAAACACAATTCAAGACAGGTTTTTCACAGTCAGGTTCAACCACCCCTGCTGTTGCCGTTGTAGATTTTCTAGATTATGCTAACACAAATAAGTTTAAGACAATGAGAGCTTTAGGCGGCACAGATAAAAACGGCTCAGGTGACGTTCAATTAGCTTCAGGCGTTTGGCGTTCAACATCTGCCATAAACATTATCAGACTTTATCTAGGTGTTAATTTTAACCAATACTCTCATTTCGCCCTATACGGAATTAAGAGCGCATAATGCCAGCAACCTACGAACCGATAGCAACGACAACGCTGGGAAGCGCACAAAGCAGCGTCAGCTTTACTTCAATTAGCGGCAGTTACACCGACCTTGTTTTGATTGTTCAAGGTAAAGTGACGGCGACAGCAGCGGCTAAATTACAGGTCAATAGCGATACGAGTGGAAATTACAGTCAAACGCGAATCGACGGAAACGGGTCAAGCGCGACAAGTGACCGAACTTCAAACGCTGGAGAAACTTTTCCTGGTGGTGGCTCATTTACTGATGGAATGTTTATTGCTCACTTTATGAATTATTCAAATACCACTACATACAAAACAATTCTTACGCGATACGGCAACGCATCAAGCAACGTTTTTGCCACAGTTGGAATGTGGCGAAACACTAACGCGATTACAAGTATTCAAGTTGGATTAAATACCAGCACCTATGTAGCTGGCTCAACCTTCACCCTTTACGGAATAAAGGCGGCATAATGCCTACTACTTATGAAGCAATAGCGACTGTTACTGTGGGTGCGGGTGGGGCTGCCAATATTGAGTTTACGTCTATTCCTGCGACTTATACGGATTTGTTAGTGAAAGCAGCTTTGAGAAGTAATCAAAACGCTAACACAGGCGAAAACGTGAGAGTGCGTTTTAATGGCAGCACGGCTAGCGTTTACAGCTGGCGGTATATTGAGGGAAATGGCTCTAGTGCCAGCTCAGCAAGTGGATCAGGTGAAACATCCTTATTAGCTGCTTATGCCAATACAAACAACACCACTAGCAACACTTTTGGTAATTTAGAACTATACA